CGACCATCAGCTGCTTTGTAGTGGATCAAGTACTGGTTTTCGCCATCCGCATACTGCGCGCGGGCTTTAACCTCACCCCATTCATCACTGATACGCATCTCCACCAGTTGAGACAACTCAAACTTAAACGGAGAAGCATCAGCACCAATTACAATCGGTTTGTTTTCTGTTTTTTCCATCATCGTCTCCTGATATCGAAGCCCGTCGCCGCACCGGGCACTGATCAACATTTGAGTATTCGCGGCGACAGAAAGAATTTATTTTATTGAGTAGCCACAAACACAGAATTTCATGCTTACCGGACGCTGGCGCATCCTTCATTTTTCAGCAAAATATTCTGCTCTTACGGGCGATCAATTCTGTGTGCACCGCCGAACGCCATCAATAAGCTGGCAGACCTGAGAAGCCGTATCGAAAAGCTGACGCGCCTTATCCAGGCTGACGCACCCCACCAATAAAAAAGGCACCAGTATCGCTACCAGTGCCCATTTCGCCGCCGCTCGCGGCATTCTGTGTGTCCAGTGCTTCCGCTTCATCTCGCTATCCACCAATCAATCCGGATAAGCTCAATACTCGCCAGGCGGTGGAAATGAAAATAGCAACCAACATTGCTGAAAATGAAAGGCCAACAACCACACAAAGAATCCGCGCCAGTTTTATAATGCTATCTGACATGCTTTACTCCTTAATCCCCCTCTCACGATTTCACCGCAATGACCAATTCTGCCAGCCCATACAGTACCGGATACACAGTGATACCGACCGCCAGCCACTTAATGGCAAAGGTTACCGCCCACAACAATTCAACGCTCATCCTTTCAGATAAATCATCGTGTAAGCGGCCATCGCTGTACAAAGAACCCATGCAACTGGCGTCAGGATATGGCGAACACCCCGGCATATCGCAATGATCTTCGCGGCATCATCCGCTCCCTGCGGAGTGGTTTCTGCTTTTATCATCAGACCATCTCCAAATTTATCTTTCGTCGTGTTAGGCTTTACTGGCATGAATGATCCCCATGCGCATTCACAAAATGAATCCATAAACACAAAACCCCGGACTGTTCCCGCAGCCGGGGTTTTGCTTAACTTATCGTTTCAGCTGGAAGTGAGGTCCGTCTTTCAGGCTGGTCCAGTCGCCGCCCCATTCGATGGCGGTTCCCAGTTCTTCGCCAGCCTGCTTAAATGCCCGTGCGATTTTCTCGTACAGAGGCCAGTCCCAAGACACTTGGCTGCCAATATAAGCCACAACATCAACCGCATCACCGGTCAGGTGACGGCTGTTCATGGTCTGGCTTTTCCCTTCCGCAACCAGCTGTTTCTGGCGTTCTTTCGTGCGCAGTCCTTCCGTAATACCGAAATCCACCTCCGTCAGCTCCAGCGCACGGCGAACGACAGCAACCAGCTGTGGTTTGACGCCCTCCAGATTTTTCTCGCTCCGACGACTGAATCTGAATTTACCCGACATGTTCACTTCCGTTATGAAAGAATTTTTGAAACGTTCCCGCGTGCGCGAACCACCAGCACGCAGAACAGCAGATTCGCCATCACCATCAGCCAGCTACCCGAAAGTGCAATGCCACAGAGAAAGGCAAGCGGTGTCAGCGCATATACCGTCATCAACCCCCAGGCCAGCCATGACATCAGCGGTTTATGTCTGGAATCGCGACGGCGGTAAAAAAAAAGCGTCAGCACGATGACCGTACATAACGCCACGTTCAGTAATTCAGAAAGGTTATCTGGCATTGCCACCACCTCCATTCCTCAGGCGGGAGAACAAACCGGATATCAGCGCTGCAATATCCTGCTGGTGGATGAATGCCAGAATCTTTACCGACATCACTGACATCAGCACCGCACACAGTGCATCCGCCGATGTACCGTCATAACCTGTTTTTGATGCAACCCAGGCTGACAACGCACGTGCACCCAGCACGCCAACAATAAATGACACCAGAAAATGTGCCGCCACTCGCCAGCCTGAAAACGCCTGCGGCATCGTGGCCACGAACAACGCCCCGGCGAATGCACCAAACACAATCCCGAAATCCGTTCCGGTAAACAGCCCGAATACCGTCGCCCCGCCGAGCGCCGCAGCCGTACCGGAACCGGATAAGGGTTCAGACATAAATACCTCTCAAAATCAGCGTGATGGGAGTTTATACCAAGTTATAAAATTATGTGATTAAGTATCTTTTTGTGGTCCCATACAATAATCAGATGAACTACATGTGCTTAAAGAAATTAGTTCGTTAGTAGAGAAAGCCTTTTTAAACTCGGAATCACTCCACACATTTTCCTTATAATAGACCCTTATACTTTCACCAGTAGCATAATAATACTTAGCCATTTCCATCATGGCATCGAAACCTTGTTTATGATTCCCAAAAATATCCACCTTACAAATACTGTGAACAGGAAGATTCAAATTATCACGCTTTATTCCAATGCAAAAAAACTGACTTTCCTGCCCCCCAGATGTGTAAACACCATATGAAAAATTATTAATCTGGACATTGCTCAAATACTTATCATAATCACTCATCACTGCATGACTTGTACCAGATAACAATGAAAGAGCAATTAAGGAATATTTTATTTTCCGATTCATAAAACCTCTTATATACGCTAATAAGTTAATCAACAAATCAAATAATAAACACATCATTTCAATAGCATCATTTTATTATTTCTTTTAACACACCTCTTGCATCATAAAATTCGGGTTCATAATAAGTGGCTCTTTTATTTAAACCATCTCTTCTGACTCCCTTCAGAGCAAAACAGGCACTGATCAGACTTCCAAATGCATTGATTCTTTCTCTAACTGACACAGTTGGTACAACTAATTGAGGTATAACACCTGGATTTACAAATGTGGATCCAGGAACATACCTGGCATTGGTGGTTCCGGGTCCATCAGATACTTGACTGTTGAATCTGTCATAAGTCAACTCCACAGCCTCAACAATATTCTCACTAGGGATATGTTCAACTGCGACAATTTCGTTCTGCTCTCGCATCATTATCCGCTCAAATCCAGAAAAGGTTACACCGCGCTGGGTTAGATAATTGACTGACGGTTGAATAGGATAAAAAATATTATTTGCCCTGATACGGTAACGATATAATCTACCATGAAATCCAGAACTTGAATAATATTGCCTGGCTATGTTATATGTTTCAATTAAACTGGTTGTGGTCGCAATAAATGCACTATCCCTACTTCCTGCCGCACATGAGTCCCCTCTTAAATGTTGCTGTAAATTTCTGTTAAAACCATGAGATCTAAATCCATCACGAAATATTTCCTCTGGCGGGCGAGAATCCACTCTATAAACAAAATCCGTAGCATTCGCATACCATGAGAAAGAAATGAGAAACAATATAAATATTTTCAACACAATATTTCACCTCTTACTTAAAAATAATAGCAACGCCTCCATCAAAATAAATCTAAGAAATGATTAAAAGTCAATCAGAGAGTTGCTGTCCTCCATGGTTAGCTGACATCTATTTACTCATTTAATTAACCAGAAACATACCACCATCACATCCCGCGCTAATTAAATAAGAAACACCATGTATTCAACAAAATATTAAAATTAATACAATTTTTATTTAACAGGAACTGTCAGAATGTGAAAATATAATCAGAAGTGTATACTACGGACGTATGAATAAAACAAAACCCGCTCGAAGGCGGGTTCTATTAAAGTTCCTGCGCAGACTCACCTCGCGATACAGCTTTGCGAAGCATAGCGAAATTGAAGCAGTTTGTGCGTAAAAAATCAAGCTATTTTTTGAGCAAGTGATTCTCGCATGGGAATGTATAGCGCATACTCAGCAACAGCCAACCAATTAGCAATTCGCTTTTCACATGTGCTAAAACACCACTCTGGGTGTGCATTATTCAACAATTCAGCCATTTTGCGTTTACTCATCCCCCGCCCTTCGTACCTTTGCCGCAGGATATCAATCAATCCAGGATAACGTGCAAGCGCTTTACTTATCACCCCATCAATGCGTAACGCCTCTGCATCAGTACAGTGAGACAACCAGCTCTTCTGTCTGCCAGCGATCATCTCTCGCAAGAATGCTTCCAGCTCTGATTTATCAATCCCTGACTCCCTGATTCTACGCAGGGCTTCATTGATTGCGGTTTTTGTCAGTTTTTTGGATGCCAGCAACTGATTGAACATATTTCCTGGTTTGCCACCACCTATATACGACCAACGCCCCCACATCCGTAATTTCCCCTGGATCCAGACGGCTTCCAGCGTTTTTAGACGTAAATGCTCGCCGCTTTTGCCTGTAATTTCCGGGTATATCATATTTACGATCACTCACTCTCAATTTTGTAAATCTTCACGCCCAGCCGCCCCCCAGGAACGCGCTGACCGCGCACAATATTGATTTCATCAAACTGCTCGTCGTCTATGAGAAGTCCGGCATGCGTCAGCGCATCCAGTGGTGCTTTCAGGATATTGTCCAGGTCACGACGACGCTTATCCGGTGGCTCTGCAATAATCTTTATCGCCAGCCGTCCGGACAGGT